AATAAGAAAACCAATTTGAAAAAGAAAGATACTAATGGTTTCTCTTTACAAGTCTCAACAATGGACATTGAGAGATATTTGAATGATGATAGCTTGTTTGATATAGTTGGTGATGATATATTACAAGAACGCCTTAGATTTTTTATTAAGAACTTCAAAGATTTAGAACATGTTGGCATGGAATCATTAATTGAGTTTGCTAAGACTAAGATTGGACAATATTTACTTTTCATTAGTTCATTAGCCATGGAGATTAGTATTAATTCAAATACTTACACACCTGGGACAAAATTCTTGGTCACTTATAGTAGAATGTTTGGATTTCCTATAATGATACATAATACTGGCTCAACAAAACATATCTTTTATTCCATATTGCTCAATAGTAAGAATATTGTTTCAAAAATTGACTTGCCATTCACAGCTTGTTTCAAGATCTTTGGAGATAGTTTTACAAATGGTTTCAATTCTACTAGGGCTTCTGATTTATCATCCCATGTAGTTTCTTTTACAAAGGCATTTTCGATGTATTCTTGCTTCAAAGAGATAGATAATATTGGTTGTAGTGGAAATTTGAGACTAAAGAAAGAATTTTTATTGTCAACATTGATCCACTTGGAGAATAAAGAGCAGACTTCTTCTAGTTTATCAAATATTAGATATATGTATATGAAAGCTTGTTGTGATCGTGAATCAGATCCCTTGGTACCATTATCAAAATTTCCAAAATTACCTAGAAGTAGACTGCTAGTGTATGTAATAAACAAACTTATAAAATACTTCAGCTCCTGTAAAGTGACCATACGAAATTATGTAGCAGTTGGTGATCTTACGATAGAAGATGATCAAGACATATCTAATGATCAGTTTGAAGGACTAAAGTCATTTGTCAGTGATCTTGATATAACAATGGAGATAGCTATCAATTTATCATATTTCAGTGTTTTGCACAATAAGGATAAAGAAGATGTTGTTGCTTCAAACAGGAAGATCTTTGAAAAAGTGCTTGTAGAAGAGATGAAAATGAAAGAAGTTGATGAAAAATACATAAGACCTGAAAAAATGCCAGAGGATACAACGATTGACGATTTAAAATCACATGAGTATGTAGCTTCTCATTTGAGCAACATAGCAAAGATTGCAAAAGGGATTTGTGATTCAAGAGGTTACAATTCTGAAAAGCTCAAGGATAAAATAATGTATGATTTAGCAAAATTGACATTCTCTGATCTTGCCACTCTAAAAGCATCAGCTGAGTATAAAGACTTACGATCAGACATGACAATGAAAAATTACAAAGCACAAAAAAGAATAAAAGTTCTAGAAGCTGTGATGAGATTGATTGACGAGCTAAGTATTGGAAAAGACACACCGTTTTTGTTTTTTGATAAATATGTTAATAAAATCATAGAAATGGGTGGTATAATTGTGAATTTATTCAAGAAGAATCAGGTTCAAGGTGTGAGAGAAATCTTTGTTCTGAATGTATTCTCTAGAATAAGCATCAGAGTTGTAGAAGGAGTTTCTAGATCAATATGTGAGATTCTGCCAAATGAATTCTTAACTAAGGGAAAAGAAAAATATAAAGAAATACCAGCACATTACCATAATGTAAAGAAATTACTAAGCAAAAGTTCAACAACAATAACATCAACTATTTCAGGGGATTGCACTACATGGTGTCAACGTTTTATTATGCTCATATTCTCAACTTTCTACATGGAATTTTTCAAAGATTGGAGTGGAATGAAGAATATTATAAATACAGTTCTCAACTTAGTCACAGATAAAGTACTAGAATTACCAAGTTCTTTGATTGATGACTTTATTAAACGCTCAGAAATTGATAGTATGAGCTCTGACGCATTGAATGAATTACGAGACCAATTTCTTGGAAGAACTGATAGGAATGATCTTGTTGAGTCAAATACTCCATTTTTGAAAAATACATCGAACTTCATGCAGGGCATTTTACATTACACATCTTCAGTTATTCATGCATCACACTCTTTATGGCTTGTGAAATTGTTAAAAGAATTATTCATTGGTGTGAAAAGAAACAAGGATGATGCTATCTATGTAACATCATTAGTTTCATCAGATGATTTATCCCTTTTGATGTCTATCGCCTGTGATTCTAACAAAGAAACCTTAGCTCATTATAAGAATTTATTGGATTATTTTACACAGATAGTAGTTTCTTCATACCCTTTGTTCTCAGCTAAACTTTCAGAAGAGAAATCAGTTTATAATTGTTATGTCAATATTACTGAATTCAACTCCTTTTGGCATGTGAAGAATACAGTGATAGAACCTAAAATAAAATGGTTTTCTGCTTCTACTGAGATCAGACCAGAATCATCTTGTATGGATAGAATGAATACAGATTATACACTTTTGAAAGATCTTCTAAAACATGGCTGTTCTTTGGAGCATATTTCTTGTGTTGAAGCTTCAAACATTATAAATCATTACATGACTATTGGGTTGTTCACTCAGACATCAAGTGTTTGGAGCTCAGTGAGTTTGATGATATCTAATAAGGAGCATCCTATGTTTTACAATTATTTGCCTTCTGATTGGAAATGTTCTTATTACTTTGGTGTTGAAGCAACATTGTACTATAATGATTTATTGAATGATAAAACACTCAGATATCACCATCTCTATAAGAACACTGCCATTATAAATAAATCATCTGATGATGAACAATACAATATAAAACTTGCTATAGGTAATAATAAGAAATATTTGAAATTTCTAGAGAATAATAAAGTTGATAGAAGATATCTTGATGAAAAAACCAGTACTAACCCGGAACTTTTATACATTCCGAATGACACTATGGATTCTCTCAAATTACGATTGAATCTGAAAGCACTGTCACCTGGTGTGCAAGATAGTTTCATGTTCAAAACAGCAATGATAGCTATAAGATCTTCATCATACATTGTCAATGCGCCTTGTTTAACAATTAGACATAATGATAAATTGATGAAGTGTAATTTATGGCATCTACTGAATAGAGATTTCAATTTAGTAAATAAATTTAAATGTCTTAGTGAAGATTTATATTCATCAGTAAAATCATTCTCTACTAGCAAGAATTTGCTTGTAAGATTATATATGAACAAGAAAAGATCAATCACAGTGAATGCGACAGTATCAAGATCATATGATACGCAAGTGCCTCTTATTGAATGTTGTCGTGTCATATGGTTCAAAAAGAGCAAAAATGTTTCTAGCTTCATCCTAAATAGATCTTGGAATATGTATAAATCAAACTACATTTGGTTGAATGAAGATTATTATAAGACATTGGAAAGATTTAAGGATCTCACTGGAAAAGAAGGAGACATGTCATTGTATTATACTATCTCTTCAATAGATGAAAAACCATACAGAATTGAGATTCAGACTAAAGGCAATAGAAAAATGGGATTCTTATCACAAATAAGAGATAGTATGAAAAATGACACTTACAGAGATGCCAAAATTTGCGTATTAGGCGAAGATGTTGACTCTGAATCTGGTAATTTAAACTTAAATCTTAATAGATTAGAGACTTGTTTGTACCGATTGAAGAATCTAAATGAAATTGAAGATACTTATACCAATATTTTAAAGTATCAGTTCAATGATGTTTCAACACTATTGTCTAGTATGACTTCACAAGATATACTGATGAGAGTTCCAACAAAGTTCCATTCATTATGCTTGATAACTAAATTGATTCCATATTGCGATCAAAATCTTAGTCGGAAAACTTCTCTAGAAGTTTTTGATATGCTTAAAATGTTCAATTTTGGGCAGCTATTGTGGTATGATCAAGAGCAAAGGTTTGATAACAAAAGTTCATCTTACACTGGTTATGGTACAATTTCAGTGATGATTGGTTCGAATTATTACAGAATAGTTGTTAAGAATGATGTATTAATTAAGATAACATGCAAGTCTCATGAAAATTTCATAAAAGATTCATTCCAAATAATAAAATTATTATTGAAACTTGGAATAAAAGAAGATTCAAG